ACTTCAAAGGGCTTCAGAGGGTGCTACATAGCCTCTCACGCCTGCTAAATGCGAATGATTCTCATTAACGTTACCTACAGAGTAACTGCGAAGTAAGCACTAACTAACTTAAGAGATCGTAAGTGTACATATGACTTTGGAGTACCATGTAAGTAAGCACTAACTAACTTCATAGGGGGGGAGGGGGAGAGCTTGTGTGATTACTTTTGCGGGAGCCTCTGAAGTTCACAAAAAAGTAAAACTAAAAAGGACTAATTAGGGACAGATGAATTAACCATAAGTACTTGATTTATAAAGTAAAAGTAGTGTAGACTACAAAGTAACTAAAATGTAGGCAGTGTACACCTTAACAAGGGGACTTAAGAGTAGCGTTAAAGTGAACATAAGTGTGACTAGAATCACATGATTGTATAAATATATGTGTCTAAGACAATAAAAGCTTGACAAATAGACAAAAGTATGATACAATATTCTTTATAGGATATAATTGAGTTTACTAAGAAGCCTGACCCCACTTCTAAGTTGAGACTAAGTAGTCTGAACTGTACACCTTGGAAAGGGAACTTAGTAGTTAAATACACTTAAATAAAACTATTATAAGTATAATTTAAGTTGTATTAAATACATACTTTATAAGTATCTTATAATGTTATGTCTATATAACTTAAACATAATGTCTTAGTACTATATAGTACTATACTTAAAAGTCTCCCTATATAGGACAAAGACAATGCAAGAAACTAAAGATGATGTCTCGGTGGTTATGTCGCCTAAACTACGTGGTAAGGGCAGACCTCCAAAGACTGACCTTCAAGCTGTTAAGAACAGAACTAAGAATAAGGTAGGTAGGCCAGTAGGTGATGCAGGTAGGCTTCAAGAGTTCAAGGAAAGATTACTAGCCACAGGTGGCACTAGAATCCTTGATAAGATGATTCAGATAGCTTTGGATGATGAACATCCCGGACAGATGGCAGCAATTAAGTTAGCAATGGATAGGATATTACCAGCATCAGTGTTTGATACAGCTAAAAGTGGTGGTAGTATGCCTCAGATTAGTATTAACATAAGTGGCCTTAATAGTCCTATGGTTAGTACAAATGATGAAGTGATAGATGTATGACTACCTTAGACTTTAAACTGCTTAATTGGCAACAAGATGTATTTAAGAATACTCACCGATTTAAAGTAGTTGCAGCTGGTCGTCGATGTGGTAAGTCTAGGTTATCGGCAGTGTCTTTGCTTATCGAAGCATTGAATTGCCCAGAAGGTTCGGCTGTAATGTATATTGCCCCTACTCTGGGACAAGCCCGGTCGATTCTTTGGGACTTGCTACACGATCTGGGAAGACCTGTAATTAAATCAAGTCACGTTAACAACCTTGAGATTACATTGGTTAATGGGCGTAAGATTCTAGTGCGAGGAGCTGATAATCCGGACTCTTTGCGTGGTGTCTCACTAACCTATGTTGTGCTAGACGAATGTGCTTTTATTAAGCAGGACATCTGGGAGAAGGTAATTCGAGCTTCTTTGTCTGATAAAAAAGGAAGAGCTTTGTTTATCTCAACACCAAGTGGTAGAAATTGGTTTTATGACATCTTTAATCTTGGTAAAGAAGTTGATGAAGAGTGGAAGTCATGGCACTTCACCACTCAGGACAATGAGACTATTGATCCTAAGGAGATTGAGGCTGCTAAGAGAACATTGAGTTCCTTTGCATTTAAGCAAGAGTACCTGTCTAGCTTTGATACCTCAGGTGCAGATGTCTTCAAAGAGGAATGGTTCAAGACTGCTGAAGAACCTCAGTATGGTAGCTACATTGTAGCCATTGACTTAGCTGGGTTTGAAGAGGTAGGTAAGAATGCCAGTGCCTCTAAGAAGAGATTAGATGAGACAGCTATTGCCATTGTAAAGTTAGAGGATAACGGTAACTGGTGGGTACACAAGATACAGCATGGTAGGTGGGACATCAGAGAGACAGCTGTAAATATCTTGAAGGTGATTAGAGACTTTGAACCTACAAGCATAGGTATTGAGAGGGGAGCATTAAAGAATGCTGTACTACCCTACCTAACTGACTTGATGAGGAAGAACAATATCTACTCACACATTCAAGATTTAACTCACGGTAACAAGAAGAAGATTGATAGGGTTGTCTGGAGCTTACAAGGTCGCATGGAACATGGAAGGGTTACTTTCAACGAGAAAGAAGACTGGAGTGAGTTCAAGGATCAACTAATCATGTTCCCTACAGCTGGTGTACATGATGACTTGGTAGATGCTCTAAGTTACATAGATCAGTTAGCCATCACAAGCTACAACACTGACTATGAAGAGGATGAGTGGGAAGTTTATGACAAGATTGCTGGCTACTAGCCGAAGAGGATACTAATTATGGATTTAACACAAGATAATGCTAGACCAGATGGAACACAAAAGGGTGGTGGATTCTTTGGTCTATTAAAAAGACCTGATGGTAAGGTATCTACAGAAATATCTATTGGTTTAGATATGGGTGGTAAAGAAGTAAACGTACCTTTACTTGTACCTTCCCTTACTCCTGAAGAATTAAATTACTTACTTCAAACTGATGTTGAGTCAAAAGATTTTCTTAAGAACATACCACGTTCTATAATGGAAAAGGCTTATACTCATGCTCAAGAACGTATAAAAGCAGGTATATCACCTTTTGCATTGCCTGATGAAATTGCTAAATTTACAATGGCTCCTAAAAAGATGCAAGAACCTGAGACTGTAAAAGTACAGTATGGAGATCCTTTTTCTGATACTACTAAATAAGGGATAAAGACAATGGCTTTAACTAAAGATCAGTTCGATGACGATAAAGACACTCAGTGGGAAGAACCTACAGAGTCTGAGAAAGAACTAACCTCATGGGTTACTCAGCACATTGTTCGCTGGCGTGACCATAGAGATGCTAACTACATGGACTTGTGGTTAGAGTATGAGCGTGTCTTCCGAGGTATCTGGGCTGCTGAGGATAAGACTCGTGAGTCAGAGCGTTCACGCATCATCTCTCCAGCTACACAGCAAGCCATTGAGACTCGTCACGCTGAGATCATGGAAGCTATCTTCGGTCAAGGTGAATTCTTTGACATCTCAGATGACGTTCTAGATGTAGATGGTAATCCCTTAGATGTTGAACAAATTAAGGTTCAACTGCATGAAGACTTTAAGAGAGACAAGATTAAGAAAGCTATTGACCAGATTGAGTTGATGGCTGAAATATATGGTACAGGTATTGGTGAGATCATTGTTAAGACTGAGAAGCAATACATTCCAGCTACTCAAGCGATTCCCGGCATTGCTAATGCAGCAGCTATTGGAGTTCAAGAGAAAGATAGAGTTGCGGTCAAGATTAAACCAGTTAACCCTAAGAATTTCCTTATTGATCCTAATGCTGATTCCATTGACGATGCTTTGGGCGTTGCTATCGAGAAGTACGTATCCATTCACAAGATTGTTGAGGGTATTGAGCGAGGTATTTATAAGAAGGTCGACATCACCACTGCAGCAGAGGATGAAGACTTGGAAGTAACCCAAGACTTGAAGACCTACCAAGATGATAAGGTTAAGTTAATTACATACTACGGTCTAGTTCCTAAAGAGTACTTAGACGGTGAAGAAGCAGCTGAGTATGCTGACCTGTTCCCTGAAGGCTCTACAGCTGATGACTACTCAGACTTGGTTGAAGCCATTGTCGTTATTGCCAATGACTCAATCCTGTTGAAGGCTGAAGCTAATCCTTACATGATGAAGGATCGTCCAGTCATTGCCTACCAAGATGATACAGTCCCCGGTAGATTCTGGGGTCGAGGTACAGCTGAGAAAGCCTACAATATGCAGAAAGCTATTGATGGTCAGCTTCGTGCTCACATGGACTCCTTAGCTCTGACCACAGCTCCAATGATTGCAATGGATGCAACAAGGCTTCCTCGTGGTGCTAAGTTTGAGATTAAGCCCGGTAAGGCTATCTTGACCAATGGTGCACCGTCTGAGATCTTGTATCCCTTCAAGTTCGGTCAGACTGACAACAATGCAGCTGCAGCAGCGCAGAACTTTGAGCGTATGCTCCTGCAAGCTACAGGCACAGTTGACAGCGCAGGTATGCCATCTAACGTACCTCGTGA